AACTTATTAGAATTTTACCAACTTTGTAAAATAAGAAGAAAAGAAATTTTAGAACGAAAAAAGCAGTTGGTATATTAAAGGAGAGATATTATGAATATTAAAGTAGACTGGAAACTAAACTGGAACAACATTGTCTGGCTTGCAATAGGCTGGGGCACAGCGGCAGTTTTTTACCACTGGGTAATTTAAATTCAAGGAGATATAAAATATGCCAAAGGGAAAAGGAACATACGGAACTACTAGAGGTAGACCCCCTAAGAAGAAGCAACCATTGCCAACGAAGAAAAAGAAAAAGGGATCTGGCTATAAGCGCCGTAAATAGACAATTTATACTGATTTGGTATAAATAGTATTATAAATTTTACAAACTGCTATTAGAGAGCAGGTGGTAGAACTCAACCAATTTAATTATAAAGAGGAAAGAAAAATGGACGCAGAGAACACAGCGGTTAAACAACCTGAGCTAACTGATGCTCAACCAGAAATAGGTGAAAAGCAGGCAGATACACAAGTATCCGAGAAACAAGAACACACACTTTCACAAGACGAAGTAAATCGTATCGTTGCAGAAAGAGTGGCAAGAGAAAAGTTAAAGTTTGAAAAGAAATATTCAGGCGTTGACTTAGATCTTTACAATCAGTTAGTAGAAGAAAAAGACACGCTACGTGAAAAAGATTTAAAGAAGCGTGGTCAGTTCGAAGAAGTGTTGAAAGAGCAGGCGGAGAAATTCAACGGCAAAATTCAACAGTATGAAACTGAACTTACTTCTATTAAAATAGACGGTGCTCTTCTTAATGAAGCAAGTGGCCAGAAAGCAGTTAATCCACAGCAAGTGGTTCAATTGTTAAAAGGTCAACTTAAACTTAATGAAGCAGGCACAGTAGATGTAACAGATCAAAATGGACAAGTTAGATATGATGAAAGTGGTAACCCATTGAAAGTATCTAAGTTGGTAAATGAGTTTCTCACAGCGAACCCACATTTTGTTCAAGCTGGACCTACAGGGTCAGGCGGGGGACAAGGGATAGGTAAGCAGGATACGTTGGCCAACAACGATGTATCAAAACTTAATATGGATAATCCCGAACATCGTGCTCAATACGCAAAAATAATGCGAGCAAAAGGGATCCACGTTTAATTTGCTTTAAAGGAGAACTATAATGGCAAACGAAGTAACAGCGGCAATAACTTCCGAGTTATACGCAAACATAGTTCAAGCGGCCCATTTCACACTTTCTGAAAAAACTGTGATTCGACCTCTTGTTCACAATTACGACATGACTGGAACACCAGGCTTAGTAGCCCAAATTCCAATTTACCCGGCAATCAGTGCCTCAGCAGTAAACAATAACACTGATCTGTCTAACATCGCCTTCAACACTACTGAGAAAACAATCACAGCAAGTGAAGTTGGTGCCATGGTTACATTAACTGACCTTTCGAAAGAAACGTCGACAGATGATGTAGCATCAGCAATTGGTCGTCAATTAGGTGACGCAATGGCTAAGAAAGTTGACGAAGATTTATCTGCACTTTTTAGTGGATTTTCAACTCAACTAGGATCAGGCGCGGCTGAATTAGATGTTAATATCTTTTTCAAAGCGGCGGCTACATTAAGAAACAACAACGCTCCAGGACCATACTATTGTGTGATTCATCCTTACCAGGCTTATCAACTTAAATCGTTGTTAGCAGGTAATGGTAATACACCAATGAATAATACGGACCTAGCTAACGAAGCACTTCGTTCAGGATACGTTGGAACGGTTGCAGGAATGCAAATCTTTGAATCAACTGTTGTTAGTGGTGACTCAGCTGGCGCTTATGTTGGAGCGGCTTTTGCCCGTGACGCATTAGGCTGGATGGTCAAACGCAACATGAGAGTTGAAGAGCAACGTGATGCTTCATATAGAGCTACTGAGATCGTCGGTAGTATCGCATACGGTGTTTCTGAAATCATTGACGGATACGGTGTTGGACTAGTTGGGGATTCAAATCTTTAATTAGGATAATACTTTAATCGGTATGAACTATAGGGCGGCTATTAATTTAGTCGCCCTATTTTTATGGCCAAATTACCTTAAAACAAGCACTTATTTTACCAAACCGATAAATAATATTATAAACAAAACTTGGTTTGGGAAGGACCCAAAGCAATTATAAAGGACAGTATCCTAATATGCCTACACTAGCAACCATATCAGACATTCAAGACTATGAGCCAGACATTGAAGATTTTGGTATTCCTGAATTTTCTTCAGAAATAACTAAAGCTCAAAATGACGTATTCCGCGACCTGCGAATCCGTTGGTTCCCTACATACGCAGTCGGACGATATGATATCACAAGACTATCCACAAACGCAAGTGAACCAGATGAAGATCTGTATACAGCAAGTCAATTAACACGAGTGACTTGTTATAACGCTCTAGGATTCCACATTTACCCCAAACTGGCTAAGTTTGAGCCAGACCAAGATTTGTTTGAAAGAAAAATGGAATTTTATCGACAAGAATACGAGAGAGAAATGGATCTTGTATTACGAGACGGTGTAGAGTATGATGCAGATAGTTCTGGAACAGTTAGCGATTCAGAGAAAACACCTACGCATCACCTACGCCTTAAAAGGTAAGGTATGTCTAATAGAGAAACCATAATAAAAAACATTATTGATGTCCTGAAGGATGTAAGTCCTCCACGCCCAGTATTTGTGACTCGTGAACCTTTCGATGTTGACAAATTAGCAATGACTCAATTCCCTGCCTTATTAGTAACTTCAGGAAACGAAACAAGAGAAGATCAAGCCATGGGCGGTTATAGACGTGGCATTATTGAAGTTAATATTAGAGGGTTTGTGCGATCAGATGGCAGAAAAGGAACTGTTCAAACTGTTGATGAAAAAAGAAATAATTTAATTGAACGAATAGAAGAAGCTTTGAACACTACTCGTAATAGAGAATTGGCTACTGCCAGAGCGGCCACAACACACGTTACTTCGATTGAAGTAGTTGACAGAACTCCGCCATTAGGCGAGTTTGCTATGGTCGCCGAAGTGCATTATTCATTTAGTAAAGGAGTAGTATAATGGGTGTAACAAAATACACACAAATGATAGATAACAACAATCAGGTTGTAAGTATTGAACCTGATCGTGTAAAAAGATTTCTAGGTGAAGGTTGGACTCTTGTTGAACAAGAACAACCTAAGTTAGAAAAAAAGTCACGGAAACGCAAAAGCAATAAAGATAAAATTACTGCTGATGCCCAAGTGACTTCAACAACATCGGAGGATGAAGTAAAATTGTCAGGTGATATAACTGTTGGTGATAAAACTTGGACTGAAGAAGAAGTATCTTCTAAGCCTTGCATTAATTGTGATGATCCTGATCATTCTTATAATGAATGTTCAGTTGATAACTGGACTTCCTCTAACGATGATTTAGCTAAAAAGGAGAACTTATAATGGCTACATTTACCGGAGAAAACGGCAAAGTCGAAATATCTGCTGAGGATTCAGCAGGGACTGTAACCGTTGCTGAGGTTCGTTCCTGGACTGTTGAACATTCAAAAGATGTGATTGAAGATACAGTAATGGGCGACGCGGCAAGAACATACCAAAGCGGACTACATCAGTTCAGCGGATCAATGGAAGTAGTATATGATTCAACTCATACAACTGCAACCAACGCTTTTGATCCATCACAGGATGGCGCTCTTTCAATAGAGTTTTATCCTGACGCAACATCAGGTCAAAAATTTACAGGTTCTGTAATTGTTACTTCTGTATCAAGAACAGCATCTTTTGATGACTTGGTTACTGCAACTGCTAACTTCCAAGGAACCGGCGCACTTACTATCGCGTCTGTATAATTGTGTTAGCAATTAGGATACTAGGATCCCGTAAGGTGATGAGGAGTCTTGAAAGAGAAAAAGATTCTTTCATTACCAGGGTGGCAAATGATATATTAGGAGTTGCTCGTAAGAACACTCCTGTAGATAAAGGACAGGCAAGACGTGGTTGGCGCCTAGACTCTCGTCACAAGATGAAGAGTATTGTCAATCGTGTTCCCTACATTGTCCAGTTAGAAGAAGGCCACTCAAAAAAACAAGCACCGAATGGTATATTAGGGCCTACGATTCGGGAGATATCACAAAGGAGATATAAAATATGACCGTAATGAATAACATAACGGGCCACTTTAAAGAAAGACTAGCAGGTGGTTTAAAAAAGATAACAGTTCCAGAATGGAAAACTGATGTCTATTACAAAGGTGCCTACCCTTTTGCTGTTGAAAGTAAAATTATTGCTTTACAACAACAAAATAAAACAGTAGAAGCACTGGTGGAAAGTCTTATTCTAAAAGCATTGGATCCAGATGGAAAACCAATGTTTAGTAGAATGGACAAAAGCACTTTAATGAATGAAGCAGACCCAAGTGTATTGCTAAAGGTTTGTTCAGAGTTAAACAATGCGACAACTGATTATGAGGAAATCGCAAAAAACTAAAAGAGGACACTGAACTCCAGTTATTGTTTCGAATTGCTGAAACATTACATAAAAGCATTGAAGAAGTAATGCAACTCAGTGTCCTAGAAATCATGACGTGGTATGAGTGGTTTAAATTACAACATGATAGAAGTAAGGAGACCTTAAGTGGCAACACAGCAAATAGAAATCCGCGCCGTTGATAAAACTCGTGGGACGCTTAATAAAGTCCAAAAAAACTTGGGCAGAATTGACAAATCAGCCAAAGGTATCAGCCTTTCGTTTGGAAGAATTGCCGCGGCGGCTACTGGTGTATTTGCTGGATTAGGTTTAATAAAAGCCGCTACTGGTTTAGTAGCCGTAGGTATGTCATTAGAAAATCTTCAAGTTCGATTAAAACTCTTATATGGTTCAGCTTCTGAAGGTGGCGCGGCATTTGAAGAAATGAACAAGTATGCTTCTGAGGTTGCATTTAGTTTAGAAGAAATTCAACAAGGTGCTGGATCATTAGCGATTGTAACTAAAGACGCAGACGAACTTGCAAATGTGATGAGGTTGACAGGTAATGTGGCCGCGGCCACAGGATTGGATTTTGCTACATCATCTCTACAAATGCAGAGGGCGTTGACTCAGGGTATATCCTCGGCGGATATATTTAGAGATAAAGGTGTAGCCAATATGTTAGGTTTCGCCGCTGGTGCAACTGTATCAGCAGAGCAAACAGCAGAGGCATTTGAAAGAGTATTTGGCAAAGGTGGTAAGTTTGGAAAGGCCACAGAAATGTTAGCAGATACATTGGAAGGCACACTTTCAATGATAAACGATAAAATATTCAACTTCAAGAAAAGAATGTTAGAAGTTGGAGCATTTGACTCTTTAAAAATACAAGCATCAGCATTAAACAAGAAACTAGAAGAAATGAAACCCGAACTTGATGCTTTGGCAAAATTATTTGGCGACAAATTAGGATTTGGTGTTTTTCAAGTGGCTGAGTTTATTAAAGGCCTTAACATGAGTATGCAGGATCTAATAGTTGGTGCCAAAGTGGTAGCGGCAGTATTAGGAGGTGCGGGATTAATTGCAATTCTCAAAGGTGTAACAAGCGGAGTTAAAGGCTTAACAATGGCAATGGCCAGAAATCCATTAGGCTTGTTAGCCGTAGCGGCATCAAGTTTAATTGTATGGCTTAGCATGGAGAATGGACTTGGCAAAACTATTACTCAAGTTATTGCAGTCTTTAAAAGACTTGGACAACTTGCAGAAAAACTTGCAAAATTCCTCTATGATCAATTAGGTAAAGTATTAGATTTCTTAACAGAACAATTTGATAGGTTTGTTGGTGGTGTTATACGTGGTTATAATGCTATAGCGAGATTTATACCATTCTTAGACGAAGTAGAATCTAGTGGAGCCCAAGTAAGAGAAAGTCTAAAGGCTCTTGTTGTCGGAGGATTTAACTATGTTGACACAGCAATAGCTAAAAATACAAACTCATTGATGAACAACATTTCCATCAACAAACTTGCTAATGATGCAATGAAAGCCGCGAAAATTACTCTCGAGGATTTAACAGCAACGTGGCGGGAAGCGGGTATTACATATGACCAAGCTAGTGTGCAACAGCGAGAAAAGTATGATGCTCTTATAAAAACTGGCAAAGCCTTACAGGACTTAAAAGATGCAGAGGCAGAAGCCACCGCGGCGGCACTAAAAAACAATGGAGCAACTGCCGCGTCAGTATCAATATATAAAGAAAAAGCAGACGCAATGATTAAAGCCGCATCTCAGTTGAACAGGGAGATGGCGGAAAACGAGATTGAAACTCTTAATAAAATTAAAGACCACGCCTTAGAAATTCAGAAAGCGTCACTTGAAGCTAAAAAAATAACAGAAGCGGAATTTAACGAAAGTAAAATTGCAATTGAAAGGAACTTGCAAGAACAAATTACTCAAATTGAAGCTGACGAATTAGAAAAACGAGAAGCCCGACAACAAGAGTCAATGGAAAAAAGATTGATGGCGTCCAGAGGAGCACTGAGTGACGCAATTACTGATGAAGACAAAGCATTATGGAAGAAACAAGGTGTTGAGAAAAAGAAAAAAGAATTAATTGACGAAAGAGCAAAATGGGAACGAATGTCCGGTATCGAGCAAACAGCATTTGGTATTGGTCAAGCAAAAGCATTGTTTGGGGCATTAGGTAAAGAGAATAAAAAGTTTTTTGCGGCACAGAAAGCAATGGCTATTGCAGAAGCAGTTATTAACACATACCAAGGTGCCACAAAAGCATTAGCACAAGGTGGTATATTAGGCATCTTTATGATGGCTGGCGTATTAGCGGCAGGGTTTGCACAAATATCTGCCATTAGGGCACAGACGGCACAACGAGGTGGAACAGTATTAGGTGGTTCCACAGCACTTGTAGGTGAGGACGGACCTGAACTTATTGTTCCTAAACAAAGTTCAACTGTTATCCCAAGAGAAGTAGCAGACGCAGTTAACGGCTTAGGTGGCGGCG